CACCTAGTGTACAGGAAGGGCTTAAGATTATAAAGACACAAGCAGCAAGAGACTATTGTCTCCATGGTGATGCTATTGAAAGAAATCTTAAGAGAGCTAAAATAACCCGGTGGGTTAAGAAGTATACACTAGGTGATTTCGAGGCTGAGAAGTTACCTTTGGATAATACTACCCTTATAGTGGGTCCTTCAGGCATTGGCAAGACACACTTCGCATGCGCTCACTTCGAGAACCCACTAATTGTCACCCACATGGATAAACTAAGAGAGTTTTCTACAGATTATGATGGTATAGTTTTCGATGACATGTCATTTAAACATATACCACCAGAGGCTGTAATACATTTAGTTGATAACGAGTTCAATGCAGATATCCATTGTAGATATGGATGTGCTACGATACCAGCTTTTACAAAGAAAATCTTTACACATAACACGAATAATCCTTTCTATGACATAGAAAAAACTGATTCTGAACAACAGACTGCGATTGAACGGCGGGTGACCCGGGTAGTTTTCAAGAATAAATTATTCAAGAATAATGATAAAAATGATGATATAGATATTAGTATAGATGACACTGAAGAAATTTAATAAATGTCTTTATTAAACAAATTCAGCTCCTTGAGGGACACCGGTTACTATTATACGTACCGTAGTGGTCCCGGTTGGTAAGGCGACTCCTCCTGTAGAGAATATCACTTCCGTTTGGCCTCCGGCCCCAGAGGTCTCTACAAGTATCTTTTCAGAACAGGAGTACGCTGCGGTTCCTATTCCTATTTGCAGGGCATAAATTGATGATGCACCAGTGGCGGTTACCGTAGGTAAGGATAGTGCCACATTGTTTGTGCCTGCCCATATTACATCCACCATATACATCCTTCGGGCTGTGTTGGGTATGAGTATCCTTGTAGGATCGATTTCTACATTAAGGTTGTTTGCGTCGTTGACTGCTGAAGTAATTGGTGGGGCACCAAGGGGTTCCAGGTCTGTGTATGGTGAGATTCGTTCATAGTACCATGCGTTGCCATTTCCTAGAGCCGTATATAGCTTTGGCTTTAATAATCTCACCTGATAGGTTACGTGTATCTGGCCGACGTTTACGCTTAGTCCTTGGAATCCTGCTGTCGCGATATGGAAGCGGCCTAAGAAGTATAAGCGGGGATCTGATCCCATTGGATTGGTATCACCGCTTAATACATATAGTTCTGAGATCGGAGTTTGACGCGGTGCGCATTCTATCATGTGCATGGTTGACTCCGATGGTTTGATACAGGTTGAGTATTCATAGTTAAGCATATCGAGTTTTGACTCGAAGGGATGATCTAGTGAATCATATTGTGTTGCCATCATAACTGTTCCAAGGGCTGTGTTTGTGGAATTCAATGCATCTGCACTGGTAGATTTGAATTCGAATAATAGCCCTTCGATAGAGTACTGCTCATAGTTATTCGCTATCTGTGATAAGAATGGGAACGTCTTTGTGTTCCCAGGATTAATCATATACTCGTCTATCTTGAATGAGTTGGCAACATTGTTTGTAATGACATCTCCAAGATACTCTTGGAATCTAATTACAGTTCCTCCTCCTGATGGTTGATTGACTACTTGTGGTAGTCTTCCTTCCATGAAGATGTTCTTCTTTACTGTGTAAGAACCTAACCCGGTAACGGATGATATGAGATTGTGAGCAGTTCCACCTAATAGTTCTCCGACTTTGCTCCCAACAAGACCTCCGTATCGGTATCCGAATGAATGTTCCGGGTTCATCTGATATGATCCCTTTCCAGTGATCCTTCTCCGCCAATATCTCTTTTTCCAATATGCCGTCGGATCTGTATTATACAGGTTTTTTTTGATCCTCCAATACCTATTCGGTTGAGAGACTGCCATTGGAATTGGCGGATTTGTGTATTTACGTTTTTGTCCTTTAGATTCGACCTGCATGATGTTTGGTAGTTGTTTATCCTTTGGATACCAGCTGGGTACTAGCGGCGATAAGGTCGGTAGTTTTGACATGTCACGTGTGTGAAATTAGCAAAAACGTGTTGGCTTCGGCCAGAGTGGCTTCGGCTTCGAGCCGGGGGGGTAATACCTACCCCCCGGCATGATGCCACTTTTGGACTATACACGTGTGGTGAAAAGGCTAAGAATTTGTCTACGCTCTGCGGCTCCGACTCGGCGCTATCGCGCCTCATGGACGACTTCGTCGTCCAGTAGGGTTGGGGAGACTTCGTCTCCCCAAATCTAAATAAGGGTGTCTTCGACACATATTATTTAGTGGTGTTTTTTTTGTTCTGACTATATATTTAAGATTTTACCTTTCGGTAATAAAAATAATAATTAATGAATTTGGCCCAATGGACTCAGGAGTTAGTGAGGCCAAATCTAAGTCTAAACGAGAGGCGGGTGCTAGGTGTTGGTGTTTCACTGTTCCTAATTATACTACTGTTGACATCGTTGATAGAGACGATGTTAAATATGCTATCGCTGGTAGAGAAGTTTGTCCTACTACTGGCACGCCGCACCTTCAATGCTTCGTTTGGTTCCATAAACAGTTGAGGTGGGAGACGATTGTCAAGAGATATCCATCCTGGTGTCATGTTAGAAAATGTAATGGTACTCCGTGGGATAATTTTCAATATTGTTCCAAGGATGGAGACTTTGTTGAGATCGGAGAGAGGCCGACAGAGTCTAAGAAACAACAGAAAAGAAATAGAGATACTGCCTTCTCCGATGCGCTTAATGCACCTAGTGTACAGGAAGGGCTTAAGATTATAAAGACACAAGCAGCAAGAGACTATTGTCTCCATGGTGATGCTATTGAAAGAAATCTTAAGAGAGCTAAAATAACCCGGTGGGTTAAGAA